TGTGACAGTAAAAGCCTTCCCTGCATGGGAAGGCTTTTTTCAGTGGTATAGGAATGTGTGGATTTCGTCATTGGCGAAGGTGATCTGCGTGACATGGCCATCAAGCACGACGATCTGCTTGATGATAGTGTTGACGAAGTTCTTGAGCTCGAGGTTGCCGACGTGCATGGCGAGCTCGGGAAAGTCGATGCCGCCGCGCGTCATGGCAGACTGGAAGAGGAGGTGAGCGGCTTTGCGCAGGAAGTCATCGTCGGTCAGTGAGCTGGCGAAGACGGAGGGCTGTTGCTCCTTCTCGAGTTCGTCCTGCAGACGGGAAATATTGTCTTGCAGGTGGCGCTTCTCTCGCAAGAAGTCAGCCTGGGGCATTTCATCCTCGGCATAGAGGAAGAGGTGCATGAGACGCGACAATGCACGGCGATTCTTTTCAAGCTCTGCCTGCAGGGTGCTCTTGCGGGTCTGCTCTGCGCTGCCATCGCGCTGCTCATCGGCCGGATGATATTCTGCCGTGCCAGCATGACTGCCGAGCAGAGCGGCTCGGACGTGGCGAAGCGTGTCATCTGACAGCAAGGCCCCGCGGAAGACATCGCCCTGCAGCAAGAAGCGCTGGATGCGTGCCTTGGACCATTGCGGGCGAAATGCATCGCGCAGGCGGATCACATTGCTGATGTAGTTGAAGGCGAAGCTGCCGATGCGGATGTCGTTGACGTATCGGTTTTTGCACATGCCCTTCTGACGGCGGCCGCCACAGTTGTACATAGAGGGTTGGTAGCCGGACGCGCGGATACGGTCGAGTGATGCGATATAGTTGCTCCCGCAGACGCCGCAGCGTATCAGCCCGGCAAAGACGTGTATGCGCTTCCTCTGCACATGCGTGGCCTTGCCGTGATGGCGGCGGTTCTTCGTCAACCAAAAGTCAATCTGCTGGCAGTCTGCTTCGGAGAAAAGAGGCGGGTGGTGCTTCGCACACAGGATCCAGTCTTGCTGCCTCTTGAAGCTGAAGGTTGTGTCTGACTCGTCACGGTAGTTGTAGCGATAGGTGCCTCGGTAGAAGGGGCTGCGCAGGATGATGGCCACGGTGGCCGGCGTCCATGCATAGCCGCGACGCGTGCGCCTGCCAGCCTCATTAAGCATGCGGGCCGTGTAGGTGAGAGAGCGCGTGCGCAGGTAGATGTCTTTGAGTTCCAGCGCCACCTTTGCCTCATCCTCGCGAATCGAGAAGGAATCCGTCTCGCGGTCATAGCTGTAAGCAAACGGTACGCGGCCGCCATTCCACTTCCCTTCGGCGGCCCTGGCGTTCATCGTTGATGCCACGCGCTCGCTCGTCATGTTGCGCTCGAGCTCGGCAAAGACGAGGATGATCTTGAGCATGGCCTCGCCCATCGCGGTGGACGTGTCGAACTGCTCGTTCTTGCTGACAAACGTAACGCCGAGCTTCTTGCACCGTGCATACATCGTCGCAAAGTCGAGCAGGTTACGGCTGATGCGGTCAATCTTCCAGACCAGCACATGCGAAAACTCGCCGCGCTCGATGCGCTCCATCATTTTCTGGAACGCTGGCCGGTCCGTATTCTTGCCGGAATACCCGGCATCCTCGAAGACCTCATAATCTTCGATGCTCAGGACATACTTCGCATAATTTATCATGTCCTGCCTCTGCATCGGCAGGGAATCCTTGTCCACCTGATGCAGCGTGGACACGCGGCAGTAGATTGCCGCTTTTTGCGCTCTTGGCATAGAGCTGCCTCCTCTCGGAGACTGGCAGATGTATCTATGCTCATTGTAGCAGGAGCGCGGGCGGCCATGCGCACGCCGATGCGTGCACCAAAATCGAAACCGATTGCGGATTTTGAGAATCCGTAGTATAATATGGCATCAAGTTACTCCTGGTCACTGGCGCGGCCATGGTAGTCCACAGCTGCCAGAATCCGGCGCCAGGGTCGTGCCACCGACGGCACAACAAAAAGCCCGCGCTCTGGCGGGCTTTTGTTGTTGAGAAATACCTCCTTTACTGCACGATTGTACGAATGTTAACCATTCCTTTCTTTATCTTTTCATGGCCGCCTTCTGGGCGGTCTTTTTGTTGCCAGAGACGGAGATCAGCTGATAAAACGGGCAATGCTCATATCAATATCTGGCTGTCGGTAGTCGGGTGAGACGATGGACCATTTGCGGGCAACGATGTCGATGTAATGCGAGAAAGTATCTTCTCGTAGGAGAAACCAGTATTCAGGACGGCCTTGAGATACGGCAATCAACGCTCCGGCGGAGTCGTAGTAGTAAATGTAGCGATAGTGCTGGTAATAATGGTACTCGTCGACATTGTTGTCATGCATCACGACGGAGGCGTAGAGGATGACTTCCTCTTTCAGGTCGCTGAAATCTTGCAGTGGGTGATTGTGAGAGGCGATACGAATCTGCTTCTGGCGAGTTTCCTCATCGGCGTAGACCTCTTTGATCGTATAAAATTCGATACCCTGGCCATTCAGCAAGCAGGTCTTGGTATTCAGATAGTAGCTTGTTGTATTAGTGGAGTATACCCAAACCCATGGCGAAGCAGATGCAAGAGCGGTCCCGTGGAGGGATGCGCATAGGAATAATGATAGAAAGAGCATATGTTTTACTGTTGAAGAGTAATCAAGGAGCATAGAATCACACCGCCTAAAAAGCTAACTAGATTACTTTACATAATCATGTAACATATCGTAGAAAGTATCTTCGCTTAAAATATGAAGATCTTGGCCTTTTAAAATGAGATTTTCAGCCTTTTTCATTTTCGTGCTTTTTTCACCTTTTACATTTGGACTGTCTTTTAAACTACCTATGACTAGAAAGTTAGTTTTCATAGTTACATTATTTTCACAAAAGCCGCCAATATTACAAACAATCTGTGCAGCGTCTTTCCTGGTATAGCGTTCTAATTTTCCAGTGAAAACAACATTTTTATGGAAAAGAGGATTGGATGGATCGTTTAGTGATACATCACCGGCTAGCTTTCTTAAGTCAACAGTTTTCGTTTTATAGGTAGATAAATCAATCCCTCTCTTTACGGATTCTTCTTGTAAACAGGATAGTAATTTTTGAGTAGCTTCACAATCACTTAATGCGCGATGATAGTCATTATCTATCGAATATAATTTACATAAATCAAATAAACGATGATGGGGGAGTTCTGGCAAAATGATTCTTGCAATTCGCATCGTATCAATAAAGTCGTTTTGAAAAAGGATATTTAAAGCTTTCAAGAAGTTATCATATAGAAAGTTTATATCAAAATTAACATTATGACCTATGATAACAGACTGGCCGATAAAATCATATAATTTTTGAGCAATATCTTCGAAAGAGGGGGCGTCTTTTAGCATATCATCTGTAATGCCGGTGAGTTTTGTGATGAAACTGTCTACATAATGGTGACTTCCATCGAAATATTCAAGCAAAGGAGGTTTGACATATGAGTGAAATGTATTTACGATTTCGCCGTTGCTAATATGGATACAAGCAACTTCTATAATATTGTCAAAATGAGTATCCAATCCAGTTGTCTCTAAATCTAGAACAACGTACTCCAAAGGAACGGATAAAATAGATTTTCCTTTTTCACGCTTGATTGGCGTTTCATCCGAGGCACTTGACGAACCAATAGATATAGTAATCATTGCTTGTTCCTCCTAGTCAGTCTAAAATTGCAATCACTTTCTTGGCGGTCTTTTTTGTTGCCAGAGGCGGGGATCGGTGTAGATCACGTTGCCGTGTCTTCGGCCTTGGGCCTGTCTTGAGCATAGAAGTAGTCGAGCTGGTTGTCGACGGCGCCCTGATGGTCAGTGGTCAGGGTACGGTACTTGCGCAGGAGATCTTGCTCATGTGCTGAGAGGGCCGGAGCGGATGGGGGAGCAATGGGCGGCCGGGCGGTATCGGACAGCTCAAGAAGATAGTCGGACGATACATTAAAATAGCGAGCCATTCTTTTTAGTATGTCTACGCTTGGGTCAGCTCGACCGTTCTCATATTTTGATATTGCGGCCTTCTGAACGTTCAGAATTTCACCAAGTTTCTCTTGCGTTAAATTCTTTGCAGCTCGAAGTTCCTTAATCCTATTCACAAAAATCCCTCCTTTGGTATCCAAATGAGATACTATATTAAGTTTACGGTTTCTATAAGGGATATACAACTACTGTATCTGGAATGGAAATTTATTTCAAATAGTATCTTTACAAGATACGAAGCATGTGATATAGTATACGTATCTTCAAAAGATACGTATGGGAGGTGATAAGATGTTTGAGCGTTTAAGAGAACTCAGAAAAGAAAAAGGGCTGACATGTGAAGACATGGCGAAACTTTTGGGCTTAGATACGAAAGCGGCATATAGCAAGAAGGAGTTGGGGAGGACTAAGTTTTCTCTGGATGATGCAAGGAAGGTTTCTCGTGTGCTGGGGAAGAGCATTGACGATATTTTTTTTACAAATGAGGTATCTTTAAAAGATACTAAAAGAAATACTGCATAAGTTTCCAACTATATTGTAGCGCAATTTTTCTGCGCAAGGCTTCGCCGATGCGCGGACAAGGAGGAAGACATGAAGAAGATCAACAGAAAGATGCAGACCTGCAAAGCTGTTGCAGATGGGGCCAGTGAGGTATTGGACGGCCTCGCCAAGCAGGGAGTCATTGATAGCTACATTGTCAGCTGCTGCACCACCACTCCTACGGCGGACGGCGGTACGGACTACGACTCGGGCAGCACGACGTACGGCAACCCGGACAGCCTTGTCAAAATGATGAGCTTTATCATCTGCGACATCGAAGCACGCAAACAGATTCCGGTGCCAGCAACCATCATGGCGATTATGGCAACTGTCAAGCAGATGAAGAAAGGGGCGGGATACAGTGTCAGGCAGTGAGGCGAGCTTCAGGGGAGCGTATGGATGGAGAGAGTGTCAAGAACAAAAACAGGCCTCAATGGAGACACTCCATCAAGACCTGCAGGAGATCATTCGTCTGCTTCGGGATTTGCAACGAAACCAATTGGCTTTTTACGCGGTGGAACATTACCAGATGACTCCACGTGCGGACGAAGAACTATACAAGCTTGTGTGTAATGGACTAAAACCGTTTGGCTTTGACCCGAAGGGAGATTGAACCCACGGGAAAAGAGCAACTGGTCATTGTAACCGATTGGGAGCGGAGGAGACAAAGTTGGCATGAACGATACGCCATATTACAAAGCCCGCTTGCGGGCGGCTGAGAGGGATTCGGCTTTCGAGTCCCGGCAGAGTGCGGGAGCGGTCATCGGCATCGGCTCGACGCGGCTCTACCAGATTGAGCGCGGCATCCGGTTGCCGCACGAAGATGAGGTCATCGTGATGGCCAAGGAGTATGATGCTCCCGAGCTCATCACGTACTACTGCAAGCACGTATGTGCCATCGGCGCATACTGCAAGAAGGATATCAACAATTGATTTGAGACTGGCAGATGTATCCGCAGGCGGCAACCTGCAGCCGGTCAAGGTCAAGAAGGAGGTCGGGATCATGACAAGCCACGAGAGGGTTGAGACCATGAAGAAGGAGTTGGCAGCGATGGGCATCACGAACGACGAGGAACTGCAGGAGGCCATCGAGGCGACGCGTCTGGATATCGCGCTCTTCGTTAATAAACCCACTGCCGATGCCGAGTGCAAGGAGGGAATCGCATGAGGAAGCTTCGGAAAATAAAAGTCATGTTCAGTGAGAAAAAGGGAACAAGTTATCATATCGCATGGAAATCGTCTGAGGATGGGGATGTCTGGGAGCGTCACGCGCTGGAATCAAACGACTATCCAAGACCGGAGTTCAAGCAGGCCATCAGTCGGATGGCATTCATCCTGGTCAATGCTTGCGACATCAAGATGCCGGACAACGAGATCTTGAGCCGTGTGGACATCACGAGCATTGCCCTGGACGATAAAGACGACAGGAAGGTGACCATCGGCGGAGATGTCCTGCTGATGAACGGCAACAGCATCAGGCTGAACGGCCCGCAGCTGTATTGCCGAGAGGATGGCGGCATGCTCGAACGGGCGCTGACCACACTGAAACTGGAGTGCTTCGGCTACATCGACGGTGATCGCGCTCAAATGCAACTGTTCCGCCAGGGGATGGGTGACGAGAATAACGAAGACGAGGAGGGCAAAGGCCGTAATGAAGGAGGTGACAAGCATGAAACGGTATCGTCGCAGACTGAATCCTAAGCTTGTTGATTTCATAAAGTATACGGTTCTGGCCGGCATCGTGATTGCAGAAGCATGGCTGTTTGCCGCAATGTTCTGCTGAGGGAGGTGGTGACGTGAAGAATTGGAACTGGCAGGATTATCACCTGCCGTATTTCTCGCCCTATGGATGGGCGGTCATCTTTGCGGGCGGCTTCCTCGTCGGAGCAGCCTGCGGGTGGCTTTTATGGCAATAAAATAGCCTGCCTTCACGGGCGGTGAAGGCAGGCTTGGTCATTGGATGACCGTCTGACTCGACTTCATTATAGCACGGAAGTCTGAGTTTGTCATCCTGTGGCAGTGCTTTTAGCCGGACCCGTTAAGGGTATCCACTCAAGCGGAGAAAATACCATTGAAGGCAGAGGGCAAGCGGGATGAGCAAGAAAAGTGAGAAGAAGTACATCAGGAAGATCATCGAAGCAGGGAACACTATCGAGGTCATCAACTACATCTCGGGAAGGATAGGAGCGAGAGGGAACGGCAGAGGGGAGGGAGAGCAGGAGGGTGAGTCGGAGGAGAAGGTGCAGAGGTGGAAGTGGAAGCGGGCGGAGGACAAGTGCCGCTGGCTGATCAACCAGAACTTCGGGCCGGGCGACCTGTGGATGCGCTTCGGTTATCCTCGGGGGACTCGGAAAACACCGGCAGAGATACGGGATGACATCAAGAAATTCTTCGAGAAGCTGCGGAGGATGTACCGCAGGGCGGGGAAGGAGCTGAAGTACCTGTATACGGTCGGCATTGGCAGCCGTGGAGGGATTCACTTCCACGCGGTGTTCTCGGCCTTTGACTCAGAGAAGATTGAAGAGCTGTGGCAGGACATCGCGGGGACGGAGCAGGTGCCATATCCGTCGGTCAATACAAGGCATCTTGACCGGCGCGGGCATTATCCGAGCATCGCGGCCTACATCATCAAGAATGCACGGCAGACGTTTGGGACAGAGCGGCAGATTTTCGGCAAGCGATACTGCGCTAGCCGCAACTTGCGGCCGCCCAAGGTCAGGAAGGTCATCGTTCGTGCTGGGCACTGGCTCAAGAAACCGAAGCCGAAGAAGGGATACTATATCCTGCAGGATTCCGTCCGCCAGGACATCGGGCAGAATGGATTCCCATACCAGAGCTATACCATGGTGCGGCTTCGAATCTAGGCCGAGCGGCCACAAGTAAATCATGCACAGGAGTGTGGATAAATGGAGAGATGGAAAGTGAAGCCGGCTGCGTCTTATCGCGGAGCCATGAGCAACGCACGCGGACGACAGTTTGAAGCTGTGATTGATGCAGGGTGCCGGTACTATCGGATGCATGGCATTGCCAACATCGAGAAGACGCCGGAGCCATTTAGGTGTTTGCACAAGGGTGCGGGCGGCATTGCCAAGGTGCAGTTCATGAGCCATGCCCAGCCGGACTACAAGGGGGTTCTGAAGGGCGGCCGCGCCATCGTCTTTGAGGCGAAGGCAACCGACAAGGACAGGATCATGCAGAGCGTCCTGACCGAGAAGCAAGCTGGGGAGCTCGAGTTGTTCCGGGAGCTGGGCGCGGATTCCTTTGTGTGCTGCGGGATACAGGGACGGTTCTTCATGGTGCCGTACACCGTCTGGAGCAACTTCAAGCTGTTCTTTGGGCGCAAGTACGCGACGGCGGATGATTTGCGGCCGTGGCGTGTCTGCTTTGATGGAGCTGTAAAATTCCTTGACGCCTACGATGCCTACAGGAGATGAGAATATGGCAAGGAGAGAGCGCGGTATGGCCATTCTGTACCAGATATACGGGCCGGAAGAATACGCGACGTATGCCTGCCCGTACTGCCGTAGATATGTCCACAAAATAAACGGGCGGCACATCTGCGCCCACTGCGGCAAGCTTGTGGACTGCAACCGGCTGCATCCGTATACGGGCAGGATTGTCTATGATGGAGGCCGCAGCTGGCTGGACGTGAAACGTGATGAGGAGGAATATCTATGAGACTGGCAAGAGCGATGCGGCGGAAAGCCGAGAAGTCAGCAGCCGTCGGTGACCGGCGGGCGGTGAAGACGTATGCCAAGGCGAAGAAAGCCGTGCGCCATGCGACGACGCACGAGCTCGTCATGCAGGCGGCCGTGCGCCGCCAGGCTGTAGTGGAGATCATGGCAACGATTGTCGTTGCGATGCACCGCAGCTTCGGCTGGAGCACGGACCGGCTCCTGCGCTTGCGCAAAAAAATGCGGGTACAGATGGAGTGCCTGAAAGGGCGATACGTGAAGCTCGAAGAGATGGAAGCCATCGTCGAGAAGGAACTGAATTGGGGCTTCCGCATCGAGAGGGATGACACGTGGGAGATGCGCCGCAGGGTGGAATACCGGACTGTGCGCGTCATGTCGGCCGTATTCCTCATTGCCCTGCGCGACGAATTTGGCTTCGGGCAAAAACGGGCCATGCGTGCTTATAAAGAACTGGCCGACATCTGGACTGCCGTCCATGAAGGCAGCTTGACCATGGAGGCCGTGTGGAAGGAGCACGATGCGGTCGGCAAGAGCATCGGAGAAGCATTGGCCCTGTAACCTATGGCAGAAAAAGGAGAATGGCTATGTCTGACATTGAGAAATACAAAGCGGCCGTCGAGGCCATTGAGAATGAAGACCTGAAACCTGAATCGCCGGAATATGCAATTGCATGTATCGTCCGGGCTTGGCTGGACTACCGTCCGGACGAGGCGGCCGAGCGCATATTGGGTGAAGGGCGGCGTATCAAGGGATGTTATCAATACACCCGGAAGCAGGCAGAGAAAATCTACCAGATGACTGGCGATTGCTGCGTGGGCGCGTCGGCCGATACGATGCTCGAGTGGATCCTTGGCTACTACGGGTACGCGGAAGACGAGGCTCAGGCACTCATCGAGGGCGGCCTGATGATGGCGGTCTATCATGCAATGGCAAAGAGCTGGACGCCGTATGGGATGACGAGCAACATGCCGGAAGAAAAAACGCAACCGGCTGCGGGCGGCATGCCAGCAAGACCGCTGACCTTTGACGCAGACCTGGAGGAATTGCTATGAGCAGTCGCATGCCAGAGACGGTGGAAGAAGTGCAAGTACACTTTCCACAGGACCTCAATGAGGAAGCCGTGGCGCGTATTCGCGAAATCATGCCGCACCATCTATGGGTGTGCAGCGCAGAGGACCGCCATCATGCATGGTGCGACTTCTGCGGCAACTTCGTCCGGATTGACAAGAGCAGGCATCGCAGGAAGGCGCTCTGCCCGGCCTGCCTGCATGAGGCTGAGGTCATCCACACGTGGAGAGGCTGTAAGACACTCAGGGACAGGATGCTGCTCTACATCTACGGCAATTCTGCCATCGATACAGAGATCTTGACGGCGCAGGCCGTGTACGTAGAGATGGATTGGGGGATGGCCTATGGAGACGGCGTCATGCCGTGGCAGGTGGAGCCGGACGTATATGTGGACAGCCGCAGTGTATTCGTATATGGCAAAGGCTCGGCGACAATACGGCCTAAAGACGGTTGTCGTGTCTACAACGCGAGAGAGCCGCTCCGGTACGAGATGTGCAAGCCTGCCGGGCCGCGCTGGTACGTCTACATGAACATGGGCTATGCGGGCCTGCCTTTTTACGTCGATATAGACAGCTTGGATGGGGCAGTTGCCGAGACGCCATTCCGATACATCTGGGATGCCGTGCGTGACGATTTTTGGCAATGGGGGACGAGGGGCGCCTACCTGCGCTTCTTCACATTGGCCGCCCGCTATCCGTTCGCGACAGAATGCCTGGCAAAGCTCGGACGGATGACGCGTGAGTACCTCTTTGAGTACAGCGAGCAGAACAATCGGTGCGGCCACATCTCCATCAACTGGCGGGGCAAGACGGTGGCAAAGGTCCTGAGGGGGACGCTCACCAAAGCGGAGAAGAAATGGCTGCGCGAGACGAGCTACAAGAACGTCTTGCTTGTGGGAGCCTGGCAGTATGTACGGCAGAGTGGATGCCAGAGCATCAGCATGATAGACATGATGCAATACGGCATGGTTTCCGTTGATCTTCTGAGGCGTCTGGCTGCAGTGATAAAGCTGCCACGCCTCCTGCGTTACCTCAAGAAGCAGGAAGCGCGCAATGAGGGCAGGAGACTCACAGTGGACTTCTACCGAGATTACATATGGGACTGCCAGCGTCTGGGCGTTGACCTCACCAAGAAATCGAACCTCATGCCACGCAATCTGATCGAGACGCATCGAATGTACCATGAACAGGTGGACGAGATGCTGCGCCTAGAGGAAGAACGTCGACGCATCGAGCAGGGCACCCTGAAGCTCAGGCAGGACAGGAGCAAGGAGAAGGCCTGGCAGAAAAGGCGCAAGGCCATCGTCAGGAAGTACAGCTTCGCGGCGGGCGGAATGACCATCTATGTGCCGCAGCACCTCAAGGAGCTGATCACCGAAGGCGCGGCAATGCACAGCTGTGTAGGCGGCTATGTGGACCGCGTGGCTTCTGGTGGGACTATCGTCGTATTCATCCGCAAAGCGGACGACCTCAAAGAGCGCGTCGGCACGATGGAGATTGCGGCGGACGGGTCCCATATCGTACAGGCCAGGGCAAAGTTCAACCGCGACCTGCCGCCCGAGGCACAAGCATTTGTCGACCGATTCAATGCAGTCAAGATTGAGAGAAGAGAGAGGGAGAGCGCATGAGTGAAGATGTGAAAGAAATGCGGGAGCAGAAGACGGCCGTACCGATGGCGGGCGGCACCATGCCAAAGGAATCCGATGAGGAGCGTCTGACACGATTGGCCGGAGAGATCAATGCCATCAAGGAGCAGACGCGGGCGACGGTTCAGAACGCGACACTCGAGATTGGCCGCCGGCTCATTCAGGCCAAGGCAGCCGTGCCACATGGCAGCTGGGCCTACTGGCTTAAGACATCGGTCGATTATTCCGAGCGCACGGCGCAGATGCTTATGAGTACCTATGAGCGCTTCGGGAATACACAGCAAAAGCTCTTCGGCACAAAGATGGACCCAGAGGTCATCAGTCAGCTGAACCGCTCACAGATGTTCGCGCTGCTGAGCATCAAGTCGGAGGATGAGTGCGCGGAGTTCATGGAAGAGCACAAGGATGATCTTGTCGACATGAGCAAGCGCGAGCTGGAGAAGGCCATCAAAGAGCGCGATGAGGCTCGGGCAAACCTCGAGACGTGGCGCAAGAGCAATGAGGAGCTCAGTGACACGGCACAGAGAGTCGTGGCAGAAAAAGAGAAGCTGAAAGAGAAGTTGCGGAAGATGACTGCTGAGACAAAAGAGACCAAGGGTGAGATGAAGCGTTTACAGGAAGAGATGGATGAGCGGGCGGCGCGCATCGCTGATCTCGAGAAGCACCTGCAGGAGGCACAGCGTGCCGATGTCGAAGCCAGCGCTGTGGTAGAGCGCATGCCAGAAGAGGCAGAGCGGGAAATCAAGAGCCTTCGTGCCAAGATTGCCGAGCTGGAGGAGAAGCAAGGCAGGGAGTCTGTCAGTCTCGACTTCAAGCGCCACTTCGAGAACATGAAAGGCGAGTTCAATGCAATGAACGAAGCACTGACATCCATGGAGTCGGATCAGCGCGAGCGATACCGGGCGGCCATGAAGAAGATGATGGATATGATGTTGCAGATTGTAGATTGTGGGGCGATGGCATGAAGATATTCACGGAACAGGATCTGCCGATGCCGGTCCTGCACGATAAGCATCAGACGTACGACGCGAATACGCTCGTGCGTGTCTGGTTCCAGAAGCTTCAAGAAGAAGTCATGGAGGCACACGAGAAGGCTGTTTATCTGCAGTTGGCAGGTGATGACGACGAGACACGGCGGGATGAGCTGGCAGAGGAGCTGACAGACGTCAAGACGGTCTGCGAGACATATCTGCATGCATTGGGGTATGACGACCGCGAGCGGGCGGCCATCCAGCGGCGCGTGAACGCGAAGAACAAACGGCGCGGCTACCTTGTGCCGATGGAAACGCAGGCGAAAGGTGGCGATGGCCGATGAGCCAGGATACCAAGACAAGGAAGATTGCGGCCACTGTCTGTGAGATGATTGAACGGGACAGGAAGAATCGAGGCAAGCGGCCCATACTCCTGCCAGTCAAAAAGCGCAGCCGGTGGCAGAGTGGCATCTGCAAGATCTGTGGCGAGTACTTCGATTGCATTACGAACGAGCATGCCCATCGCCATGGCTTCAAGAGTGCCGATGAGATGGCCAAGAGTGATGCAGTAGATTTTGGGAAGAGGGTAAGAAAATGAGCTTGGATATCAGAGGCGTGTGGAAATATCAGAACCTGCTCAAGGAGTACAGCGAACTGCAGGCTCGGGCATCGAAAGCGATGCTCAGGAATGGCTTGGAGCGGGACGCAGCCCATAAAGAGTGCCAGAGATTGGCAATGGAGGTAGACCGGCAGCGCACAGAGAAAAAGGCCGCTCTCGAGGAAATCAAGCGGCTGGAGAAGGAGATCGAGAGACTGAAACAGATCCGGTACCGGTGGGTGAATGGCACATGGTGGCCGGTGGAAGGCACGAATATCTATGACATGATAAAGAAAGTACCATGCGTGCCGTATGCCATGCGCGCGCTGGCCGAAGAAGATAAACAGGTACCGGAGATATGAGAAGAGAATCATGACTTGACTGTGGCAGAGAGGCGTGGCCTCTCTGCTTTTGCATGCTTGTGAGGTGACCAGATTGGCGGCTTGGGACGAAGAGTGGAATTGGGTACAAGAGAAGATACAGGGTGAACGGAAGATGGCCGAGCACTATTTGCTGTGCTATCGGCAAGAGCTTGCACGGTATCAGCAAGAGCAAGAGACGAAGGATTGGCTCAAAGCTGTCGAGATGGTGACGGACAGGGCAGGAGATCAGAAATCTACATTCCTGCGCCTGCGAAGAGAAGCATGGCGGAAGCACTTCTACTACAAGGGTAAAGAGACATGGGTGCCGTACGTCCAGCAACGGTATGCAAGCTATCAAGCTGAGGCTGACGGAGAGCGGGCGGCTTGGGTAGGCGCACGGACGCTGCGGTCATGGTGGCACGACCTTGTTCGTGATGTAGCAGAGATTCATACCATAATAAATAACAAACAATAATAAACAATCTAGTGCGGCAGCCGTTTTGCTCAATGAATCCGTGGTATAGTAACGCGTAAGCAAGAGCGAGGGCGTGCAAGCCAACCCTGCACGCTCATAGCGAGGCTTTCAAGATCCCCCTAGTCATGGCCCGCGAGCATTCATACAAGCGCGCGGGCATCTTTTAAGGAGTAGTGATTCATGCTGATGAGGATTTGCAGCGCATGCGGGCGGCGAGTGAGAGTTGGAGAGCCGTGCCCGTGCCTGAAAGAACGTCAGAAATCATATGACCGTGACAACCGGAACAAGAAGTCCGCCTCGCTGTACCACTCAAGGCCATGGCAGCTGCTGCAGCTCGCCGTGAAGTCACGCGCCCAGTATATCGACGAGTACGTCATGTACTATGAGAAGCGCATGACAGCAGGACGTATCGCACATCACATCATACCAGTAGACGAACGGCCTGACTTGGCGCTCAATCCACAGAATCTCATCTATGTGTCGGATAAGACACACAAGATGATTCACGATGCTTACAGGAAGGGCGGCAAGGAGAAAGCCGCCATGCAGGCAAAACTCGCCAGGATTCGCATAAAGAAAGCAGATGAATAAATTTTCTTTATGCAGAGGGGGCGGTCGAAAAAGTTTTTACTATCGCATATCAGACCACGCCCCCTCCTTTGTCGCGAAAAAATGCCAAAAACCATGAAAGGGGATGAGATTATGGGACGCCCACGAAAAGTCGTGTCGATGTCGACCGGGAAAATCAGCAAGGCGGCGAGAGCTGCCAGGAGCGAAGCGGAAAAGCAGATGCATGTCAAGGCGGACGCCCTGTCCCCTCCTGACTGGTTGTCGGATCGGGCGGCACTGGAGTTTGAGCGCGTTGTGAGAGAGTCGGCAGAGCTCGGCATGCTCGATAACCTGGATCTTGCGGTCTTGGCCGTCTATGCGGACAACTACAGCCGCTATGCGGATGCCGCGACACACATCAACATCCACGGGGCGACTGTTAAAACGCAGAATGGATACGAAACGCCGTCGCCGTGGGTAACGGTATCGGACCGAGCCGCGAAGAACATCTTCGCCTGCTCGGCTAAGCTCGGCATGAGCGTGACAGACCGCCTCAAGCTGATCGTGCCGACGAAAGAAGAGAAGTCCGTCAATAAATACATCAAGTTCTTTGGAAGTGATAAGGGATGAAAGACCGCACGACGGAATACGCCAAGCTCGTCTTGAGCGGGCAGCGCATCTGCGGGCGGAGCGAGAAACTGGCCTGTCAGCGCCACATCCGCGACATGCGGAATAAGAAATCAGAGTGGATCTTCGATGTCAAAGAGGCAGAACGCCACATCGACATTGCAAACACGCTGACAATCGGCGAGGGAGAGGCCCGTGCACTCCACACGCGCGGCTTTCAGAACTTCATCATCGGCAGTCTCTTCGGCTGGCGCAAGAAACGCAGCGACATCAGAAGGTATCGCGAAGCGTATGTCCAAGTGGGCCGCCAGAATGGCAAGTCATTTCTGGCCGGAACGCTTGCGAATGACTTTGCGACCTTCGGCGGCTACCAGTACGGCAGGATTTTTTGCACGGCAACCAAACAAGATCAGGCGAACATCGTCTGGGATGAGGTAGCCAAGTTCATCCAGTCGGATAAAGACCTGGCCGAGCTGTACAAGATCAAGACATATGACCGCACGATTACGAGCAAAGTGACCGGCACGACCATCAAGGCCATCGGCAGGGATACAAAATCCGCAGACGGTTTCCGGACCATCCTGGCCATCGTGGACGAGTACCACGCCCATCCGACGAACCAGATGTACAAGCTCATGATGGATGGTCAGGACATGGTCAAGAACGCACTGACCATCGCTATCACGACAGCCGGCTTCAATCTCAAGAGCCCCTGCTACGAACAGTATCAGTTCTGCAAGAAAGTGTTGGAAGGGGTCGTGCAGAAGGACAATCTCTTTGTCTACATCGCTGAGCTCGACGAAGAGGATGATATCTGGAAGAAGGAGAATTGGGCGAAGGCAAATCCGCTCAAGCTATTCCTGCCGGACGAGGTCACACTCGACGACGAGAAGCTGGCCGTCGTGGCCAACAAGGCCATCGATGCCAGGGAGAAGCAGGGCGAAGAGCTCGTGAACTTCGAGACGAAGACGCTCAACCAGTGGGTGACCTACACGGGCGGTGCGCTGCTCGATATGGCTGCCTGGAAAGCGGGCGGCAAGCCCTGGACATTGGCAGATATGCGCGGACGGGAAGGATACCTCGGCATTGATTTGTCGAGCGGAGGCGATCTGACATCTATCAGTATCGTTTTCCCACTCCAAGACGATAACGTCTATATCTGGAGTCACAGCTATATGCCGGAGCTGCGCCTGACAGAACACATCAAGAGCGATGACGCGCCATATGGTGTCTGGAAGAATCAGGGCCTCATCACGCTGACGAGCGGCATGTACGGCATCAAGACGGACTACAAGTACATCATCGCGGACCTCAAGCGCATGATTGACGAATACGATATCGATATCATCGGCTGCGGTTACGATGCCCACAACGCGGCGGCCTTCCTGGCTGATCTCGAGGACGTACTGTCATGCGACCTGACCGAGGTCAAGCAGTCGGCCCGCAGTCTCAACGATACGACGAAGGACTTCCAGCTCAGCGTCAAGGCTGGCCAGGTATCTTACGACCAAAACAATGCACTGCTGAGCTGGTCGGCCACCAATGCAATCATCTCGGAGCCGAACTCTTTTGGCGAGATCAAAGTGGACAAGATGACACAGACCGATCGCATCGACCCAATCGACGCTATTATCGACGCGTGGAAGATGTGGTTTCTCTCGAAAGAGGATAACGTGCCGGATGGCGAAGAGGCCCTGCAGATGTGGCTGGACTCGATGGGAGATGAAGATGGGAAATAAGAGGGGGGGTGAATCGAATGAATCTAGTGAGAAAGGTCAAGCACTGGATCCGCAATGATACTGGCGAGAGCACCAGCATCAGCCTGAACACCATCAATGAGCTGTTCTTCGGCGCGGGAAATGCAGAGCTTGGCCCGGATATGTCTGAGATTACGTACTTCACCTGCCTGAAGACCCTGGCGGAAGCTCTTGGCAAGATGCCGCTCTATTTGATGGACGAGAAGAAGAACCGCGTCATGCGGCATGAGACAGTGCCGTTCATCAGTTTCGAGCCCAATCCGCTCGAGACGCCAATCCAGTTTTTCACCTATCTCGAGTACTGCAGGAATCACTATGGAAACGCGTACGTATTTGTGATGCGCCATCGAGGTACCTTGCAGGGGCTGTACCCGCTCGATCCACGCATGGTCCAGATCTGGGTCAACAACACGGACGAATTTACGCAGAGGCGCTACTACTACTGCTATACGGACAGACGCAGCGGGAAGACGTACTGGATTAACCCGGGAGACATGCTCCATGTCAAGTCATGGGTCACAGGCGATGGCGGATATGCAGGCAAGAGCGTGCGCGAGATACTGGCGACGAATATGGCGGGTGCAAAGGCCAGCCAGAAGTTCCTGAACAATCTGTATCAAAAGGGGCTGACGGCCAATGCGGTCGTCAAGTACGTCGGCGACCTCAGTAAAGAGAAGCAGCGCGTCTTGCTCAAGAAGATTGACGAGCAGGCCCGCGATGACGGCAGGCGCATGATTACCCTGCCAATGGGCTACGATATCCAGACGCTCGACCTCAAGCTGACGGATAGCCAGTTCTACGAACTCAAGAAGTACAACGCTCTGCAAGTGGCAGCGGCCTTCGGCATTCAGCCGAATCAGCTTAACGACTACAGCAAGTCGAGCTATGCGAACAGTGCGATGCAGTCGCTCTCGTTCTATGTGCAGACTTTGCTACACATCATCACGGTCTACGAGCAGGAATTCAACCGCAAGCTGCTGACGCCGGCCGAGCAGTCGCGAGGCCTTGGCTTTAAGTTCAATTTCTGGATGATCCTGAGAGGCGACCCGACACAACAGGCGGATGTCCTGCAAAAGATGGTCCAGTCGGCCATCTACAGTCCGAATGAGGCGCGCGGTAAGGTGGATATGCCGCCGTGTGCGGGCGGCGATGTGCATATTGTCAATGGCTCGTACGTGAAGCTACAGGATATCGGCCTAGCATATGGCGCGAAGTCCGGTGGGAAAAGTAATGAAAGCAATGAAGGAGGTGACAGGAATGATTCGAGTAAAAAATAGCGCAGAAGGTGCGGAAATCAGCATTTCTGGCAATATCGTCGATGACCAGGAAGGGAATAACATTGAATGGTGGCGGGGCGAGGGCAACACGGGCGGCTACGAATGGCCGAGCAACATCAAGAAGCAGCTCGATGCTATCGATGACGAGCAGCCCCTCACCATCTACATCAATTCAGACGGCGGTTCGGTCGCGGCTGGCGTGGCCATTGCCAACATGGTCGCTCGCCACAAGGGACCGACGACGGCTGTGGTCGATGGCTGGGCTTGCTCGGTTGCAACGCAGATTTTCTTTGCAGCCGACACGTGCTGCATCCCGTCAAATGCATACCTGATGATCCACAAGCCGTCCTGCGCATTGTACGGCGATGCGTCTGACTTGGCGAAAGCCATCGAGATGCTGGATACCATCCAGGATGGTCTGGAGTCCACCTACAATAAGGCAGCCAAGGATGGCGTGACGCCGGAGCAGGTGCACGATATGGTAGAGCAGGCAACGTGGCTGACGGGTGAGTCGGCGGCGCAGTACTTCAATGTGGAAGTCACGGAAGCGACGCAGACAGCGGCCAGCGTCAGCGATGCGTTCCGGGCGGCTGCTGGCAGGTGTAAGAACATCCCGCAGAAAATCAGAGCCCTTCTGGAGCGGAAGGAAGACTGCAAGCCAGTCCCAGATGATACGGAAGCTGCTGAAGAGGAAAGAAAGACCATGAATATGCAAGTGGCCATCGCCCTTGCGTTGGCGGAAGGAGAATGACATGAAGAAATCTGACCAGCTTAAAAAGACCTATGATGAAATCAAGGCAAAGATCAATGACCTGCAGGAAGCAGGCGAAACGAAAAAAGCGTATGATCTGCTGCCGGACCTGAAAAATGCAGAGCAAGCCTACAAAGTACAGCTTGAGATGGAGAAAGAGGATCTGGCCGACTTCCTGCCGGAAGCGGGTCCGGTCTTAAAGAATGCCGTCGAGGACAAAGTCATGCGCAACCGCATTTTCAACAAGCTCGTCCTCGGTATCCCGCTCAACGAGCAGGAGCGCGACTTCTACGCGGCGGACAGCACGCCGGTCCAGCGCGTCGATGATGCTGCCGGTACTCCTGGCCAGGTCGGTGCAACGCCGGCCAAGGGCGGCTACCTCGTACCGGAAGAGCAGATGGCAACGCTGCGTGAGTACCGCAAGGCCTACACCTCACTGAAGACGCTGGCGCATGTCCAGACAGCCAACAGCACATCCGGCTCGATGCCGACACTCGGAGACGAGAATGGTGTGCTGACGAATTTTGAAGAAATTACGAACATCAAGCAGTCCGACTTCGATTTCGGTCAGCTGAAGTATGAAATCAAGGACTATGGCGATATCATCCCTGTGTCGAACCAGCTCCTGCAGGATGCAGATGTCAGCATCCTCGACATCATCGGCCAGCGCTTTGCCAGAAAGTCCATCAACACAGAGAACCAGGAAATCCTCGGCCTGCTCGGCGGCCTGAGTTCGGCAGAACTGAAGGATTACAAGTCGCTCATGAAAGCACTGAACGTCGACCTCGATCCTGCATATTACGCAGGGGCACGCATCGTCACGAATCAGGATGGGTTCCAGTGGATGAGTGAGCTGGAAGACAACCAGAAGCGTCCGCTACTCGTGCCGGATGTGGCAGCACAGGACACGTACCGCTTCCGTGGCAAAGAAATCTTCGTGCTCTCGAACACGACGATGGCAACAAAGGAAAGCAAGATCCCATTCTACATCGGCTCCATCGGCGACTATGTGGCCTTCTTCCAGCGCCTTGGCGTCGAGATTGCCGTGTCTCAGGACTTCCTCTTTGACAAGTACGCGACGGCCCTGCGCTGCGTAGAGCGCTTTGGCGTCGTAGCAGACGACAAGGATGCTGTGAAAGCCTACAGCGTCACTGTCACAACGGCATAACTCGAATAAGGGGTGATAGTATGGCGCTCAGCGTAGCAGACATCAAGCTGTATCTTCGCATTGACAATGATGTGGAGGATGCCATGCTGCAACGACTGCTCACACAGGCAGATGCGTACCTTGCCGGCGCGGTAGATGACTTTGCTCTGCACTGCAAGACAGAGTCATTTGATAAGGAGGCTGACATCGTGCGGGCGGCCATCGTGGCCGAGATGTACAACAATCGAGACTGTCAAGAGGAGAAACACCAGGCATTCCCGTACTTCATCCGTTCGGCCATCGCGCAGTTGCAGTACAGCGCGGACAGCGTGAGCGCAGAAGGGAGTGGTGGGGCATGATTATCACAAGCAGGATGCGCCATCGCATCAACCTGCGCAAGCCGGAAGACAAGATGGATGACATCCACGGGTATGAGACTTCGTACACGACCGTACAGACCGTGTGGGCAGAGTTCCTGAAGCCTGGCTTCGTCAGCAAGACCATCCTCGGCGATGCGGCAGCTGTCGAAGTGACGCAGGGCATGCGCATCCGCGCGACGACGATTGGAAAGGGCTGGCGCGTGTCGGAAGGAGAGCACGAGTATGATGTGCTCCACGTCGACGATACGACGCCAGGAGAGATGATCCTGACGACAACCGAGGTGCATTCCTGATGAGTACGACATGGATTCATTCGAACCTGCCAGAGCAGGTGCAGAAGGCGGTGAGAGATGTTGGCCACTACGATGAGACAACGAAGAAGATGCTGCAGGATGCCATTCGGAGCGGTACGGAAGATACCATGAGATCGGCCATCCGCCACGTGCATACCAAGAGCGGCAATCTCGTCTCGAAAATCTCAATGGACTACAACGAGTCCATCAATACCGGCTACGTGAAATCAAAAGCACATCACTCCTGGCTGGTCGAGCACGGCGCAGGCATTGCCTTTGTACTGCCGCGCAAGAAGAAGGCGCTGAAATACGGAGATCACTTCTTCAAGTTGGCCCAAATACCGCCGCGCAAGCCGCATCCATTCATGCAGGCGGCAATTGACGAGACGGCCCCGAAGATTACGGCGGCCGTAGAGGAGGCGGTCGACCATGATTAAGCGCAGGATGCCGTTTCAGGCGCTCCAAAAAGCTGTATGCGAGCTCCTGAAAGCCTATCAGAGCGCGCCAGTCTATGAGTACGTTACGCTGAACACGAAGCCACCGTACCTGACGTTCGGCGACATACACGTCGCAGATGCCGGAACGAAGGATGCGGCTGTCTACACGGTTGAGATGGAAATCTATGCCTACAGCCGGGCTCATACGCGTCGGGAAATCAATGAGATGATTGACGATGCAGCGACTCTCTTGTCGTCAGTCGGTGCCAATCTCAATGCGGACGGGTACACCGTCGTGGCTCAAGATATTGTAGATGCTACGACGTCGCCGAGCGAGGTGGAAGGCTACACGGGCAGATTGCTCGCCGTTTTTCAGATTCAAGACGATAAATGATGAATGATATGAGGAGGAATAATTATGGCAATCACAGCAGACAGCCTGCCGGAAAACCCGAATAAGACGCAGGCGACCGTGGGTAAAGACTACTTTATGAAGGTCAATACGGGGACGTACGAATCGCCGACGTGGACACTTGTAGGCGGCCAGCGCAATTCGAAGCTGGGTAAGAAGGCCGACTCGATTGACGTGTCGGACAAGACGACTGGCGGTTGGAGTTCTAAAATGCCAGGCCTGAAGTCCTGGACGATTGACCTTTCGGGCCTGGTCATGCTGAATGACGATGGTGTGGACGCACTCAATGCTGCTTTTGATGCAAGCAAGATGGTAGATGTGCGCATCGAGTATCCGGACAAGACGTTCCAGCGCGGCTGGGCGGCCATTACGGAGTTTGACTTGGATAACCCGCACAATGGCGCAGCGACTCTCACGGGCAAATTGGAGGGCAATGGCCCTCTGAGTGCTCACGCGAAGGATACCACGAGTCCGTCGCACTGATAGCAGGTTGAAGAAGAAGGACAGGCGGGCGCGTCCAGGCGGCTGCGCCCATATGCCTGTATGAATGTGAGTAAGGAGAATCGAGAATTGAAAAAAGAAACGGTATTTGAGACAGCAGATGGGAAGAAGCTGCGCTTGTCGCTGAATATCCGCGACATGATGGAGATTGAGAGAGATATTGACTGCTCTCTCTTTGCACTGATGACGGAGGTGGGTATGGGATCCACGCGCAACATGACCGTGCAATTCACGGCGTCTGTCCTGCGCCATGCCATGCCGAAGGGGACTACAGAAGAAGAGGTCGAGAAGCTCATTGAGGAGCACTGCTATGCCGGCGGCACGCTGGACGGTCTGAATGCGGTTGCGCTCAACACGATTTTTGCGACGGGGATGTTCACGCCGGGAAAAGTCGAAGAGGCGGCGGAGGAGAAGTAGCCGTTGCCTCGTTCCGAGAATGGGTGGAAGAGAGTGAGACGGTCGCATACGGCTATCTCGGTCTGACACCGATGGAGTTCTCGAATCTGCAGGTTGGAGAATTCTACAAGATCCTTGAAGGGCGGCGATCGGCAGAGAAGCGTCTCGACGAGAAAAGGGCCTACTTCCTCTCGTGGCTCGTCAATGTGCAACTCGAGCACCCTGTCGCGACGGAGGAAATCCTCATACCGCTCTATCCAGAAGTAAAGGCACAGATGGAAGAGCGCAAGAGGAAACAGCGTGAAGAGGATGAGGCTGCTTTGCGTAAGGAATTTGGCTTGGATGAAGAATAAACCAGGAGGCATAGAATTTGAATAAAATCAGCGATTTGCAGATCCGGATCGGTGCAGATGCCTCCGGGCTTAAGCGAGAACTGAATGAGACACAGGTAGCACTGAAAACAGCACTGAACACGAAGCCAATTGACGATGCCAGCAACAAGATTGGCGAGATCAGCAAGCAGACTGGCAGCCTAATCGGTAATTTTCAAAAGCTGGCAATCGCAGCCGGTGGCGCTTTTGGCCTTGGTGACTTGATTTCAAGCGCCGTGCAAGCCGGTGATGCGGTCTACACGCTGTCGAGCCGCCTGGGCATCAGCGCGGGCGAGGCGGGGCAGCTGTCGCGCATCCTGAAGCTCACGGGCGGTGATGTCAACTCGACGGCGACGGCCATCATGCGCCTCGATAAGTCTTTTACGTCGGCTGGCACGGCTGGAGACAGGGCCAAAACGACATTGGCAAATTACGGCGTCAGCTTGACGGATGCGAGCGGGAAGCTCCTGCCACTCAACCAGCAACTAGAAAATCTCGCGACGGGATATAAAGAGGCGAAGCAGAACGGGCAGGAACAGGCATTTCTAATGGACACGCTGGGTGTAAAGGGAATGGCACTCGCTCAGACGCTTGACCAGTACACCGAGGCGGCCAAGACGGCCTCGAAGGTGCAGGGCATTGGGCTCAACCCCAAAGAGATGCATGAACTCAATCAGCAGATGAAGGTCATGCAGATGGAGTCCTCTCAGGTGAAGCTGGCCTTCGTCGCGGCTCTGGCTCCTGTGGCACAGAGTGTATTTCCAGAAATCATCAGTGGCCTGACCAGCACGGCGAAGTTCCTCGCGCAGAATAAGCAGGAAGTCCGTGATATCACCAAGGATGTTGTCACGTTCCTGGCTATCTACAAGGGCATCCAGCTGGCACAGACGGCCATAAACAGCGGCAAGAACATCTTCCAGACAATCTCCAATGCCATGAACGCCGAGAAGATTGCACAGGAAAAGGCGCAGGCCGAGATTGCAGCCAAGCAGGAAGCGATGATCGCCAAGCAGGTTGCAACAGTAGAACGCTCTTACGATGCACAGCGCAAGGCGGCCATCCGGGCGGCCACGCGCATGAATCTGTCTGCAGAGGAGACGGCCAATCTTATTGCGGAGAAGCTGACAGCCATTGAACTCAAGAGTACAGAGACCGCCGAGCGCGTTGCCGCGAGAATGCGGGAAGGCTTTGCTGCGGCAGCTCAGGCAGCAGCGGCGTCAGCTGGTGAGATGGGCGCTGCATTGGCCGGAACTGGAACGGCGGCCGAGGCAGCTGCTGCGCGCGTGGCTGGAGCACATGCGACAGAAGCCGAATCGGCAAAAGTGGCTATCACAGCAGAAAAAGAGCTGGCCATTGCATCAGCTGAGTCCGGAAATGCTGCGGTAGTAGCAGGCGAAAAGTCGGTTGCGGCAAAAACGGAAGTAGCTGGAGCGACTGCTAGAGAAACCGTGGCAGAAGAGGCATTGACAACAGCCGAAGCGACATCGGGAACAACAGCATCTGTAGCTGGTGGCAAAGCTGTCACAGCAGCTAATGCGGCAACGGCGGCTACAGAGAGAACAACCATTGCGACAAAGAGCTTGACGACCGCTACTGTGGCACAGACAGGCGCAGCGTCTAGGAGTGCAGCCACAATGGCGGCCGGCGCAGTCAGTGCAACGAGTAAAGTGCGTACGTTGGCAGCAGCTGTCCTGTCTTTGGCCAGTAGTTGGTGGGTAGCCGCTGCCGCCTTTGCCGCTTATCAGGGCGCAAAAGCAGCGGAAGCATATGCGGAGAAAAAAGGTCAAGAGACATATGAGCTGAACGGCGTAACCTACTACCATAATTCGGACGATGGGCGATGGTATACGCGCGAAACGAATCCAGACAATATGACTATCGAACCGACAATGGCGGGCGGCACAGAGAACTATGCAGGTTCTTTTTTAAACACTTTCCTGATGGGCACTCACAGCGATGGGCAGAATATGTCTTTGGTGACGGATATCGATACGCTAAAACAGCTGAACGGAATGCAATCAAATCGGTGGCACAACTCCGAGGTTGGCAGATTGAGCGATGAAGCGGAGGATGCCAAGAATCAGGCACTGCGTGCGCAGTCCATGGTAGATTCCATCAGCATTCCTGACCCAGGCATGGGCATTGCGCCTGGCGGAGGCGGAGGCGAATCCGCAGCCGGTGGCGGCTCTACTGCAGAAGAAAAGCCAGCTACACCGATGCGCACAAAATATTCTTTCGAAGACGACCCAGAACTCGCACCGTGGGCAAATGAGATTGAATATGCAAGTGCATACAGAGGTTTGGACGCCGCATTGCTGGCCGCTATCATCAAAACAGAATCGCACGGACAGTCGGACGTCTGGTCTACTGATCATGCCCACTGGGGCCTCGGCCAGATATCACAAGATATAGCGAATGCATATGGAGGTGGCAGAGGATACGGCGAGGGAAGCGACCCGAACGATAATATTATGGCCGCTGCAGGATATCTGCGAGCCTTATTGGATCAGTATGACAACAACGTAGAGAGGGCAATCTCAGCGTATAACCTAGGACATGCTGATCCGAGCGCGAACCCGGATTATGTATCGAAGGTTGAAGGATACTACAATGCCATCACTACATCTCAAGTACCGCTGGAGGGAGGCAGTGCATCGCAACCGCAGATGACGACGGTCGATGTGCCGATTGGCGTATCGATGTACGATGAGGCATCCAAGAATATTGGAGAAAGACTCGGTGAAAACACTTGTGCCCACTTTGTTTCGTATCTTGCTCAAGGTATTGGCGCTAATACCGGAGTCATCAGCGATTTAGTCAAGGATTGGGTCGATACGGCACAGGCGAATGGTGCGTGGGTGGATGCGTCAAGTGGCCAGACAGCGCCAAAAGGCTCGCTTGTGGTCTGGAGCGATGGTGCGGCTGATAATCCTTGGAAACATATCGGCATCTCAGATGGTGCTGGCGGTTGGATATCGAGCGACACACATGGCGTAAAGCACTCAACAGGGCTTGATTCGTACTATAGCGGCTACAGATATGCAGGCTATATCGATATGGACAAGCTCACGGGCGGCCAGTCAACCAAGATGACGGTAGATGCTTCGCAGAAAGCAGCCGAAGAAGCGGCTAAGCGCGTCAAGCAGGCAACGGACGAAGCCAACAAGATGCTGCTGGAACTGCGTACGGAAAACGCAAAAGAAAGCGGCTACGCTTATCAGCAGGAATCTATGAAATTGATAAGTGACGTTGCAGAAAAAGCCGCAAAAATCCGCAAGCTGCAGTCGGAGGGGGCACCGACGGCAAGCATCCAGGCACTCAAGAAAGAGCTCAATGCCTACACTGCCGCGACGACCGAGAAATTCCGCCAGAAGTGGGCAGACGCCTACGCGGATCTCTACGATGCGTCACAGACGGCCCTTGCGAAAGTACGCCATGACTATGACAAAGAAGCAGATCTCGAGTACCTGACCACCGTGCGAAAGCTCAACAAAGAGCTTGAGGAGAAGAAGAAAGCTCTGATGCACGACGAGAATGATGTCGAGACGCGCAAGCTGCTGGAAGATCAGTATTATGCACAGCTGGAAGAGGCCGAAGACAAGCGTCGGAAAGCTCGCCAAGAAGCCCATGACCAGTACGTGAACTATCTGGTAGAGGAAGGGAATCTTGCCATGCTCGTGCAGTACATGGGTACGTCACAGCGCAATGCTAACGGGATACTGTCGAAGTCGGAAGGTGAGAAGCGCGGCGAAGCCTCTCTGAACTTGCAGGGAGAAAAAGCCCTGGCGAAGGAGTACGTGAAACTATGGCAGACGGCCCATGGAAGTATGATGGAGTATATTGCTGATGTATCCGACACCATGTACAGTACAATAGCTGATTCCATGGCAGCGTTTATCAAGGGGACAAAGAGCGCAAAGTCAGTGCTGCAAGACTTCGGGAATTCTGTCTTGAACATGATGGCCAAGATTGCCGCACAGAGATTGGCTGCAACATGGATGAGCGGCATCCTCGGCGCATTTGGCGGGGCCCGAGGCGGCGCATCGGCATGGACATGGGGCGGAGCGACACATGACAGCAGTTTCGGCGTAAAATCGGCAGCAGACCAGTTCATCAGTACTGCACCAACTGCGCCGAGCCTTTTCAACGTGCCGAAGTTCGCGGCGGGCGGCATCGTCACGGCACCAACCCTTGCTATGATCGGCGAGGGCGGTGAAAATGAAGCTGTCATCCCCCTCAATGACCATACGCTCAAGTCCATGGGCGGGGGCAAAGGCGGAGTCGTTGTCAACATCACGAACAAGACAAATTCGCAGGTCAGCGTACAGAAAAGTGGATTTGATGAAGATTTGGGCAAATGGGTACTGGATGTTGTTGTTGATGGCGCGACCCGCGACCGCAACGGATTCGGCCGCAACCTCAAAACAGCATTGAAAGGAACGATGTAAATGGTAGAAGCATACACTTTCCCGACGGATTTCCCGGAACCGAACCTGCCGGCTGCATCAAACTCTGGCGACTCGTACAAGATCAAGCTGCAGGACAGCACGATCAGCACGACGAGCGATGCGAATTATAAAAAGACGCGCCCGCGCACGACACGCATGATCACGACTTGGACCTACGCCTGGGTCGGCGTGAGCCGGGAGAACTACGATAAACTCGAGGCATTTTTCCGCAAGGTCGGCACCTTCCAACAATTTGCCTGGCAGGACTGGAATACGCAAAAAACGCACGTTGTCCGCTTTGCAGAAGCACTTGAGTGGCAGGAAAACTACCCGATTGGCTGGCAGGGAATGCTGAAATTCGAGGAGGTGTAAGCAGTGCTGAATTTTTCAAAGATCGCAACACTCGAGAAAAATAAGTTGTCGACCGATGCGCCGTTTTTGATTCTCTTCGAGATCAGCCATCCGCAGTTGACCGAGGCTATCCGTCTGACGCGCAATACCGAAGATGTCACCTGGAACGGCAAGACCTGGACGGCCTTTCCCATCGATGTGGAGGACTACGAGGAGGACGGCAAGACACTGCCGGCACTCAACATGAAGATTTCCTCCGGCCAGGGGCTTATCACGACCTATCTGCAGAAATATGGCGGCCTTACGGATGCACGGGTATCCTTGTACATCGTGCATGCAAAATGCCTGGACGTGGCCAAGCCGGAAATGGAGCTGGATTTCCAGATCACGGAGACGGCATATGACGAACAGTGGATTACCTTCACACTCGGTCCGTCGCCGGAGTTGGCCAACCGCTTCCCCGCCTGGAAGTATCTCACGGACTTCTGTCCGTTTGTTTGCGGGGATATCCGCTGCGGGTACAAAGGCGACAAGATTTGTAAAAATAACTTGGCATCGTGTCTGATTCCGCAGCGTTTCGGCGGTGAGCCTGGGATACAGACGGGGAGATGATGAGATGGAGTTTGCGTATGATGACTTGATCGGCGTGCCGTTTGTCGACGGCGGCCGGGATAAGAGTGGCCTGGACTGCTGGGGACTTGTCAAAGAGGCGTTCCGGCGGCAGGGCTGCGAGGTGCCGGATTATCATATCTCGGCCGTTGAGGCCGCTGACATCGCGAGCACGATGAAAAGACAGGAGGACGACTGGGTTCGGCTCGACGGGCCGCATGTCGGCTGCCTGGTGCTGTTGAGATTGACGCCAGGCTGCTGGGCGAACCACGTCGGTATCTGCCTGGGTGATGGGAAATTCTTGCATGCATACGTGGCCACCGGCGTATGTATCGACCGGCTCAGACGGTGGCAATCGAGAATCGTAGGATATTATAGTCCGGGAGGGGATTGGCATTGATCCAGCTTGTAGAAATTGCGAATCCATTTGAGCCAGAGCGGCGGAAAATCACCGACATCTATTGCACGGGCAGAGATGTGACGACGTATACGGATATCGAGGGAAAGGATGTCTACCTGGACGGCAATCTCGTCGCATGTCCGGAAAAGACCATTCCGCTCGATGGTTCGCAGCTTGTCGCCATCCCGCACATTGCCGGCAAGGGCTTGATGCGAATCCTCGGCATGGTGGCCATGATTGCCCTGTCCGTCTATACGAGTAACATCGCGAGCGGCCTGTGGAAGGGGCTGGGCACGGCTTTTCGCGCCGGCCATATCGGCGCCTTGCTCGCATCCGGCGCTGTCATGTTCCTCGGCGGCAAGATCATCAATACGGTGTTTCCGCAAGCCGCGGACAACATCAACTGGAATGACCATGAGCAGACCCAGACTTACGGATGGGACCTGCCGACGCCAACAACGACGGCAGGCACAGTCGTCGGCGAGACATACGGCGAGTGCATCCCTGCGCCGCAGCTCCTCGAGCAGCACGTCGAGACCGTCAATGACGAGCAGTACCTCAATCTGCTCTACTGCGGCGGCTATGGCCCGGTCGACTCCATCGACAATATCCGCATCGACTACACAGACATCGGCAACTTCTCAGGCGTCCAGCTCGAGACACGGCTGGGAACCAATGACCAGCGGCCAATATCCTTTTTCAAGAACACGCCGCTCGACCAGAGCGTCGGCGTTGAGCTTACGCAGGGGCAGGCTGTGACGCGCGCAAGTGACAGCACCAAGGCGTCAGCCCTCGAGGTCACGCTGGAGTTTCCGGCTGGCTTGTACCATGTCAACGACAAAGGCGACTACGACAATGCGACGGCGGTCTTCTCACTCGAGTATCGCAAAGGGCAGAGTGATAGCTGGCATAATTTCCATAAAGGCCAGTCCGATTATCGCTACTCCGTCACGGCTGCGACCAACAGCGCACTACGCCGGACGTTTTCCGTTACGGGTCTTGAGGCTGGGCAGTACGATGTGCGCGTGACAGCGGTCAACCGGCCGAACTCCTCACGGTATCAGAGCATGGTCAACTGGACAATCTTGACAAGCTACATCGATGGCATCTACAGTCGGCCAAACAAAGTCTTAGTCGCTCTGCGCATCAAAGCAAGCAATCAGCTCTCCGGTGGCGTGCCATCGCTCAACTGGCGGCAGACCAGGAAGACCGTCTGGATCCACAATCCGGAGACAGGCTATTACGAGCAGCGAGCGGCGGATAATCCAATCTGGGCTTGCTACGACATCCTGCATGGCTGCCGGAGTCTCAAGAATATCAACACCGGCGCGAATGAGTACGTCGTATCCGGGTATCCGGCATCCTGCTTTGATGCCTACTGGGAGCAGTGGAAATCAGCAGCAGCTTACGCGGATGAGCAGATCACGAACCAGGACGGCGAGAAAGAGGCACGGTACCGCTTTGACGCCTACTTTGACACCTCGCAAAAGCGTTGGACTGCTGCGCAGAAGGCGGCAAATGTCGGCCATGCCGTCATCATCCCGCACGGGCGGAATATCGGCATCACCGTAGATCGTCCTGGCCATATCACGCAGATCTTCGGCGAAGGACGCACGATGGTCTCGTCAGTCAAGGGTTCATTCAGCAGCACGGAGGATCGCGCACGGGCCATCGAGGTCACGTACAACGATGGACAGAATGATTTCAAGAATACCGTCATGACGGTGCGCTCGCCGAACTACAACACCGACCGGGCAAGCGACAACACGGCCCAGCTCACGCTTTTCGGCGTCAAGCGGCGCTCACAGGCATACCGGGAAGCCGTGACGGCACTGGCCACCAACGAACGACAGTTGCAGTTCATCGAGCTTTCGGCTGACATCGATGCCATCGTCGCCGAGTATGGCGATATCGTCGGCTTCAACCATGCTGTCGGACGCATCGGTATCGCATCGGGCCGCGTCGTATCGGCAACGGATACGACCGTCGTGCTGGATAAGGACGTCGTACTCGATGCGGCAAAGAGCTATGAGATCTATATCTCGCTGAGCAACGACAATCTGATTCGCCGTGATATTGCCGTCGGCACGGGTGGTACTGTCCATACGCTGACGGTATCGACACCTTTCGACGCGGCTCAGCTCCCGCAGCGATTTGACAATTATGCCTTTGGTGAGGTGGACAAGGCCGTCAAGCCCTTCCGCATCGTCAATGCCTCGAGGGATGGCGACCTCAAGGTATCGCTCAAGCTCGCCGAGTATGATGAGGCTATCTACTCGACGGAGCTTGACTACAGCAAATACCCGGTCATCGATTACAGCAATACACCAACCGTTGCGCAGATCACGACGTTGACGGCATCCGAGGAGCCATACACTACTGATAAGACAACCTTCTCTGACGTACGCGTGATATGGCAGCTAACCCGCACGGGCGTTGCACCGGATAGCTACATCGTGCGGATCAAGTCGCGCACGAGTGACTACGATGAACAAGTGAGTACGCGGATGACAACCCATATCTTCCGCGGTGTGCATCAAGGTGATGATTATGACATCACGGTTTATAGCATCTTCGATGCATTGACAGCCGACAGCAAGACGACTAGCCTGCGTGTACACGGAAGGACGTATGCTACAAATAATGCGAGCAACCTCGTGATTGTACTTGTTGGCAAAGGCTTTAGTCTGTCATGGCGCGGTGCGATCGGAACGACCATCACCGGCTACAATGTCTACCGCGGCAAGTACGGCGCGGATATGCAGGAATGTGAGCGCGTGAGTACGCGGCAGACTGCTACAACTTGCTATGTGCCGACAAAGGATGCGGGACAGTATGTCTTTTATGTCGAGTCGGTTGACAAAGACGGCAAAACCTTTGGCGAGACACTTACTGGTATCGGCTCCATCGCCATGCCTGGCAAAGTCACTGATGCCTCGGCTTACACGATTTATCGGCAGTATCAGGACGGCACGACCGGCTATGATATCATCGTCGGCTTTACACTGCCAAGCACGCCGAGCATCGCTGATGTGACTGTCTATTACAAGACAAATCACATCGATATGACAAAGCTGTCGGGGCCATTGCCGGAAGGAGTACCCATTGACGAACTTGGCTACTATGCAGACTGGCGCTATGCGGGCAAGGGTACAAGCCGCGTTACGATCCCTGCCGCGCAGCTTGGCGATACCTATCGCATCAAGCTTGTCGCCGAAGACGTGAACGGCTTTACAACGCCGGATGACGATGCGACGTACCTGGATCTGACCGTCGAGAAGAAGCAGACTGTACCAAACACGCCAACCGGCTTTAAGAAATTATTTGCGATTGGCAAAGGATTTGTTTTTACATGGGATGATGTCACCAATTCCGACGTCGACTACTACGAGCTTCGATATGATCAAAATCCGGGATCCGCATACAATCTGCTCGCGCGCGCCCAGGGGACAAGCGTCACGATCGAGTCACTGCCAGCCCGCAAAGCGACAATCTACTTATATGCGCACAATGCAACCAAGAGATACAGCTATCCGACATCGCTCAGCTACGATTATCCTATACTGAATGCGCCGAGCAGCTTGACAATCGAGAAAGCCATCCTTGCAGTCAATATCTCCGTGCCGGACCTCCCAGATGGAGCTGACGGCGTCCGACTCTATATCGAGCATCAGCCTATCGATATCGGCAAAAATATCTACTACACCTATTCCAATAAAGCTGGCATCTACACCGTCACTGCGTGCTACTATGACATCTTTGGAGAAGGTTATCAGACAGCCGAGTACCATGCTGTCATCGATCCACACATTGACCCGAAATATGTTGAGGACGAATCGCTGACATTGAATATGATGGATAAGACCATCAAAGATGCGGTCAATGACGCACAGCAAGCTCTGCCAAGCCTTAATGAAAAAGTATCGGAACTCAAAAAGAGTGACGACGAGATTAGAGGGACCGTACAAGATGCGCAGAAAAAGCTATCATCGCAGATCACGCAGAATGCAGACAAGATCACGAGTATCGTCACCAACCTCAGCGATAAAGACAAGGCCAGCGCGGCCTACTCTGCCATTGCTCAGATGATTGATGCGATACAACTCCGCGTCACCGCCGACAACCTCGAGGAAATGGGAAAAAGCGGCCAGCTCATGTCGTACATCAATCTGACGCCGACGACCGTGTCTATCTTAAGTAAGCTACTACATATCACAGCCGACACGCTCATTGACGGTAATGTCATTACAAATGGGATGATAAAAGCCGGGGCAATTACAGCGGATAAGCTCGCGGCGAGCATTATCGAGCTCACAGCGAGCCAGGGTATTAAGGGAGGTAGTGTCGTGCTCGATACGAGTGGCTTGGCGTGCACGGATAGCGGCGGCATGACAGTTCAATTTGGGCAAGATGGCATGACATCAAAAGACAAAAATGGCAATAAATTCTCAATCCTAGCTCAATGCATGATGGGGGTCGCAAAAAATGGTCAATATGTAAAATTTGCGAATCCATGGACAGAGTCACCGACCGTCATCGTCACGCCGCAGAATATACAGACAAATAACCCCGCGTACAGCACCTCAAAAGTAAGACTGCATTGCTATGCAGACGAGGTCACTGTAAATGGATTTAGGATGAGAGCTTATAGCGGCATTGCCGATGGCGCTGGCTCGCTGGCAAAAAATCAAAGATGTGGAACAATGACATGGACGATCTGGCGCTCGAGTTCTTACCAAAACTTGAGCACAGACTTTGGTAGTAAAAGCATAAGTTTTGATGTATCAATGCCAAGCAACGCGAGCTCGGTTGTATTTCACGGAAGACTGCGGACAAATGCTCATTTTAAGTGGCCGCAGCTAAAAATACCAAATTCGACAAAATACCAAAAGCTGGAAGTAAAGTGCAATAACACAACTGTGTATTCTGGTGTCCTGTGGAATAGCGGAGACGGAGAAGTCGGCGTCGATAAAAATACAGACACTTACACAGCCGTCACAAGCAATAGTATCTCGGTAACACAGGGAGCTACACTAAATTGCACACTGACAATTGCACCATGTGTTTACCACCCAGGCGATGATAGCGATCCGCTGGACATCGAATTTATACTTGATTCAATCGACTGCAAAGTGGAGGGCGAGCAAGTACTTGATGCTGACGGAACAGGGGCTTTTTTCGTCGTCAATCGCAGTAATGGACTCTACACATTGCAATAACAAATAAAGGATGTGATATAAATGCTAGATGGATTTCAGTACCTAGAAGAGCGTGATGCCAATGACCTGATTACGCACGATGGCGTAGCCAGCAAGAAGTCGGCTTTTTCAACGGCAGATAACGCCGGAATCTATGACGTCATCGCCAGAGATCTGCGACTGCTCGCCGAAGCTGCGACATCGCTTGCTGATAATACCGACGCCCAGGCAATCTTGGCGCAGATAAAGAGCATGTACGACGAGATGAAGAGCAACCCGAATTGGGGAGATGCTGCCGCCAAAGCCCAGGCAGAAGAAGCCTTGAAGCAGGCTAAAGCGGCCGCAGAGAGTGCCGCCAAGGCCAAGGAATACGGAGATAAAGCGACGGAGCTGTCGGCGACGATTGCAGAGATTGAGGGTTACATCAATACCATCGACGAACTAAAGCAGCAGGCAGAAGACACGGCGACAATCGCGACGAATAAAGCAAATTTTATCGTCGAGCACGAAAAGGCCGCCGCGTCATCGGCATCTGCGGCAGCATCATCGGAGTCGGCGGCGAAGACAAGCGAGATGAATGCGAAAACGTCTGAAACCAATGCTGCGTCGTCGGCGTCTGCGGCAGCATCATCGGAGTCAGCCGCAAAGACAAGCGAGATGAATGCGAAAACGTCTGAAACCAATGCTGCGTCGTCGGCGTCTGCGGCAGCATCATCGGAGTCAGCTGCAAAGACAAGCGAGATGAATGCCTCAAACAGTCAGACAGCAGCGGCATCATCGGCATCGTCAGCAAGCACGAGCGCGACGAAAGCGTCGAATCATGAGACAAACGCGAAGACGGCATTAGCATCGTGCCAGACCATCCAGACGCAGGTCAATGCCGGCCTGCAATCGCTGACGAGCGCGGTCAAGTATCGCGGGACCGTCGCATCATTTGCAAACCTGCCGACATCCGACCTAAGCGTCGGCGACATGTACAATGTCAAGGCCGCAGGCGGCAAGGACAGCAACGGGACGGCCATCAAGGCGGGGGACAATGTCGTATACAATGGCAGCGGCTGGGATGACCAATCCGGCACTGTCGACCTGTCTGATTATCCCAAAAACGAAGACGTCGCAAAAGCTGTCACATCGGCGACCGTGGCAAACGACACAGTCACGCTGATCCATAAGGACGCGACCAAGACGACATTGACCGTGGACAACGTCGGCCATGCGAAAGCCGCCGAGCAGGACGCCAAGGGGCAAGAAATCGACATCGCCGCAATTAAGACACTCATTACGGACACGGTCAACGACGCAGTACTTGCCACAAAGCAGGTCATCTTCCCGGTCGGCAGCATCTACATCTCGATGACAGACAGCCGCAACCCGGCAGAAATCCTCGGCTTCGGCACATGGGAAGCCCTGCCTGCAGGCCACAGTCTTGTAGCCGTCGGCACCGCGACAGAGACACACGGAGACACGACAAAGACCTTTACCTTCGAGGCTGGCAAGACCTACGGCGAGTTCGAGCATCAGCTCACTGTCGGGGAGCTGGCGAATCACAAACATACATATAAGTTGTTTGTTGGTCCAGC